TTATTTCTTGCGTTTGTTCATCTGCTTGGCTTCCCAGAACAGTCCGGTCAAGACGTCCTTGATGCGCTGCTTGTCCTCTCCGCTCAGAGGGACCCCGTCAAACATGAGCTCGCCGTCATCCTCGAGCATTTTCTTGAAATCCCGTTTATCCCTGGAAGTTGACCAAGCTGGAGCCGGTATCTCTTCGTGCTTGGCGGCATCCTGCTGCAGATAACCTGCTTTGTTCATCAGCTCTTCATAGGGAACCTCGAGCGGCTCCGCCATTTTGCGCAGCGTTTGCGGCTTGGGTATGCCCCGCAGCCCATTCTCGATCCGCGAGATCTGCGATCCGCTGATGTCGGCGGCCTGGGCCAGCTGATTGATGCTCCAGCCTTTGTTCTCCCTCATTTCTTTCAAGTACGATCCAAATATGCGTTCCACGTTCCGGCCACTCCTCACCATAGTCCATCTGAAACATCTACTTATAGTATAAACGCATTCCCATCCTTTGCCAACAGGTAAAATAAAAGAGAGGATTATTGCCAAAAGGCAAGGAAATGAGAGGGATGTCCCATATTCCTCTATATAGTTCGTCCATCTGAAGGTTTACGCCGGTCTCCAAATAGTGGTATATTAATGAAAAACACGAACAATATGCGAACAAGAGATGAAGAACCGGCTTCTGCCAAATGGCAAATTGTAAGCTTGACCATGACAATAAAAGGGGAGTGTTTCCGAATGAATCCATTGTTACCGGAATTGGATCGCAGAAAGACCCAAAGCGCCGTTGAAGCGATATTCGAAAAATATCGCATCTATAAAACCATTACATTCGAAGTCAGGGAGATGAGCTTGACCGCATCCTACACGGAGCGGTTCCACGGACCGACCAACGTCACCTCGGACCCGACGGCAGCGGTTGCCATATATAATGTAGATATGCCGGCTGCCAGGAAGCAGTATTGCGAAACGATCGAATCGATCGTGGAACGGCTTGGCGAGCGGGAGCAGACCCTGATTCGGGAACGGTACATGAAACAGGACGACGTATTCGATTACAAAGTGTACAACCATATCCTCGAGCCGCCGGTCAGCAAGGACACGTACACGAAGATCCGCACCCGGGCTTTTTATAAATTGGCCTTGGCCTTGGCGGACAGAGGACTGCTGAAGCTGCAGGAATTGGAGAAAGCCGCCAAGAGCAAAATGAGCTGACAAGCGCGAGCATGGATCATCACATCGAACAAAACCGGAGGACCCCAGAATGGAGGTCCTCCGGTTTTTTATTTCTAATATAGAAGGCAGCATTTCACGGAAAAAACAAGTTAAGACTGGGAAATCAACTATAAATACGAACATAAGTTCGTTCTATTTTCCGCCGACATTCCGCTTAAAGTTCAGCATGAACCGTCCCATAAGGCGTCAGCGCATCCGATTTAGGGGTGTAAGATTGTATTATCGGAAATGAAGTTAAACAGAGCGCACCGAACACACACAGTCGATGTGAGCCGGCCTTGAGAAGGACCGGTTTTTTGCTGCGGTTGATGCCTGGAGCGTCTCATTTCCGATTCTTTATACGAAAAGAAAGGAGGAGGTCATATTGCACAAGCATGTGATCGTCGCGAGCAGCTGGCTGTCCTATGGCCGACCGGAGAGCGTCCGGCAAACCGCGGAATGAGAGGGGCGGTCAAACAGGCCGTTGCATTCCTCATTCCGGAGCTTGACGGCCATGTATATGACGTGCATCCGCCGGACGGGGTAAGCGAACCGCTGTATGCCGTGATCACGCTCGGCGAGGACGTCTGGAAATCTTCATGGGCCGGGTACCGGCAGGTGGTGCGATTGAAGCTGCATGGGGATCGTTCCGATCTGCCGCAATTGGATCGATGGGCGGATTTACTCATTCAGGGACTTCATCGCAAGCGGGTTTCCGGAGCCGACGGCAATGCATTCAAGCTTCATTATTTGGGTGTTCCGGAGGCCGACAAGCTTGATCCTGTTTCAGGCAACATGATCCGGGTCTTGCGATTCGGGATCTATATGCCGCAGGCATCCGGGACAGGCTCCGCCGGACAGCCGGATGAATGGCTGAATACGCTGACAGCCTGGACAGGAGATATGCTGGGTGGTCCTTGGCGCATCTACCATACGGCATGGCCTGCGGGGCGGGAGGATCACGCCGTATTATGGCGGATGACCGGCTGCGAGACCCGAATGGCGGGAGCTTCGATGTTCGAGGTCCGCAAAACCTTTATCGGGCATATCGCCTCCCTGGATTCCGCGGACGAGCAGCTCACGGCTGCAAGGCTGGTGGAGGAGCTTGGCACCCAGGTCCAGCTGGTTCTGGACTTACAGGAACGCCGTTATTTATCCGTTGCGGAAATTTCCTCCGATATGCAGGCCGATCCCATTCTGGACGGTCAGCTTAAGCTGACCCTGGCCCAGCGGAAGAACCGTTCGCCGGAGGAAGCCGCCTTGATCAGGCGCGTTAACATTCATCCTATCTTAAAGTGAGGTGGCCAGTATGGCTGTGAAAAAAACACTCAAATCCGAAGCTCCCGGGAGCAGCGCTCCCCGATATGCCTTGGCGGAACTTGAAGCACACGCCCATGAACTGTTCCAGGTTCGGGCGGAAGTGCTCGCGGGTGCCATGTATGGGGCAGATAGAGAGCAGTTCACGGTAACCGAGGTCAAAGAAAGAATCCAACAATTCATGAAAGCGAAGGTGGTCTAATCATGGCAGGTGGAACATGGGAAAGCACGAATAAACCGGTACTGCCGGGTTTGTATATGAATTTCAAGGCGGCAGCCGCGTCGGCTGTTCAGGGCGGCAGTCGCGGTACGGTCGTCGTGCCGGTCAAAGCCAATTGGGGACCGGTGCGGGAGTTCGTGGAGATCGGAAGCGAGTTCGCGATTTCCGAGCTGTATTCCGCGGATAGCCAGGATGGCGCTACCGCTTACGAGACGCTTTATCTGGCCTTGCTCGGCGGTCCGAAAAAGCTGCTGGCCTATCGTTTGGCGGACAACACGGCGGCAGCGGCTAGCGTGACGCTTCAAAATGCGGAAGCTGCACCTTCCGACGTGCTGAAGCTTGAGGCCAAATACCCGGGCAGCCGCGGCAACGGCTTCTCCGTAACGGTGCAGCCGTCGCTGATCGACCCGGCCGCACGCGAGCTTCGCCTCTATGAAGGCGCCAAGCTGCTTGGCACCTATTCCAGCCCGGACGGATCCGCCGCGTCGATGGCGGCGCAGATCAACGAAGATGCCGAGAACCTCTGGGTGACGGCAATCGCACTGGACACGTCCGGCGTTCTCGCTGACGTGAACGGAGCCGCGCTGTCCGGAGGCAAGAGCGGCAACGGGGGTCTGACGAATGCGGATTATGTCGAGATGTTGGATGCAGTCGAAGGCCAGGAATTTAACGTACTCGCCCTGGATTACGCTGCGGATATGGCTCTGCTGCAGAGCTTTGCGGCCTGGGTAAAGCGTCTCCGTCAAGAAGGACGCGGCGTGATGGCCGTATTCGGCGGAAGCGAGGCGGACGATATCTCCAAGGATGCAGCCAAGCTGGCCGCAGACCGGTCGCTTGCATTGAACCATGAAGGGATCATCAATGTGGGTACGGGCGTACGTCTCTCCGGCGTGAACTACAGTTCCGCGCAGACGGCTGCTTACGTAGCCGGACTTATTGCCGGTCAGCGCTTGAACCAATCCGCTACATACGCGGTAACGCCATTCGAGGACGTGACACGCCGCTGGACGCGCTCCGAGCAGGAGCAGGCCGTACGCAATGGCGTATTCGTCCTGTTCTACGACGGTCGTCAGGTCAAGGCGCTGCGCGGCATCAACACGCTGGTGAATCCGGCGGAAGGCCAAAACAATGCCTGGAAAAAAATCCGTTCCATCCGCGTGATGGATGCGATCCATGCGGATTTGCAGCTGGCCGCGGAACAGACCTACATCGGCAAGGTGAACAACACCGAGGAAGGCCGACTCGCGCTGATCGGCGCCGTGAAGGAATATCTCGCTTCGTTGTCGCTCAGCAATGTCATCGAGCCGGACGGTTATGACGTCATTCTCGATCCGGCCTACTATGGCGATTCCGCCGTGAACACGCCGGAGCCGGACCAGGTCTTCCTGCAGTGGAACGTGAAGCTGACCGACGTGATGGAGCAGCTGTTCGGCACGTTTTACGTGCAATAACGAGAACGTGCAATAACGAGAACGTTCATCAGGTTATTTAAGATGAGAACCGGTCTGTCTTCTATGGATGCATGTCCATAAACGTTTTTCTTATAAACTTATCGAAATCGAGGAGGAACTTAACATGTTGGATGCTTCAAGAGTCATTATGGGGACATACGGCCAGGCATATATCGACGGGGTTTGGCAGACGCACATTAACAAGCTGGAAGCCAGCGTGGAATTGGAGAAGCGCGAGCTGAAGCTGGTCGGCAACGACTGGACGGTGCACAAAAACGGCAGCAAAAAAGGAACCGGCACAATGAGCGGGTACAAGGTTACTTCCGATATGATCTCCCGCGGCTTCACCAAATTCGATATCATCTCCAAGCTGGACGATCCCGAATCCTACGGCCATGAGCGCGTTCGCCTGATCCGCTGCATGCCGGACAAAATCCAGCTGGCCAACTGGACGGCCGGCGAGGAAGTGCAGGAGGAAACCTCGTTTACCTTTGAGGGGTACGAGCTGTTGGATCCGATTCAGGGGGATTAATAGGTTTCTTATTATCAAGGTCAAGTGCGGCGGAAAGCATGGGTTTGCCCGGTAAGGAATGCCTGATTCGGGCGAGCGTCGCCCGCTGAGTTGGGGGCTACTATTTTATAAGTAAAGGAGAGATATACGCATGAGCTTACATGAGAACATGAGCGAAGAGCAAATTTTGGACAGTCTGTTCGAGGCGGCAGAGAAGCTTCCTGAGGAAACGGTGCGCATTAAGCGGCTGGATATGCAGATGGTGCTGCAGGGCTTGACTTCAAGCAAGGTGGACAGCATCCGCGAGCGCTGCACGGTTCGCCGGACGGTGAAGGGCGCGGTGGATGAAAAGGTGGATACCGAAACCTTTAATGCGCTGCTCATCTCCGAAGCGACGAGCAGTCTGTCGGTGAAGGGCTTGACGCTGAGCGGCTGGGGCGATCCCCGGATTACGAGCCGCTTGAAGCTGTCGGGCGGAGAACAGGCGGTCCGCCGCATGCTGCTCGCCGGAGAGCTGGATGCCGTAGGCGATAAAGTGCTGGAGCTGTCCGGCTTCGGGGTCGAGATCGCTGACCTAAAAAACTGATCGGCTCCGGGGGAATGACGACGATGCTGTATCATCTATGGGTCCGGCATCACCTTCGTCCCGGAGATTTTTGGCGGCTCCCGCGAGGCGAGCGCCTGCTGCTGGTCGCTTTCTCCCAGGAGGAGATCGAGGGCATGGCCGGTCAGAGTGTGAAGTGAACAGGAGGTGAAACGAAATGGCTGAAGCCATGAACTACCGCATGAATCTGGTCATCGATCCGAAAAACGTGATCAAGGCCAACCGCGAGCTGCGGGCGATGGAGCGTTATTTTGAGCGGATCCAGGGCCGCGTCATGCGAATCGGACGTACCCGCATGGCGCCTGAAATCGTGCTGAAGGACAGCGCCTCGAAGGGGCTGGACAACCTGCTGGCCAAAATGCAGCGGGTGAAATCGCAAGTCATCCAAGCCTCGGCAAATGTGAAGCTGAATGTGCAGAAACAGGTTGATACGAATCTAAACCTGAGCGTGCAGAAGCAGATCGAAGCGAGCGTTCAGGTGGATTTGCGGGCGGCAGGGCTTGGTTTTTCTCCGTTGATACAGGCGCTGGAGACGAATACCGGGGCGTTGAATCAGCTTACGAGTACGCTTGGATCGCTTGAATTTGGAGGTGGCGGTGGTGGAGAAAAATCTGGATGGGATACTGCTCTGAATTTTTTTGTCAAAGCAGCCATGTGGGGGGGAGCTGTGCGAGGCGGAGCTCAGTTGAAAGGTAAATACAAAGACATGCGGGGAGCTTTCGGGAGTAAAACTGCTGAAAATAAGGCCGCTGAAACTAAAGGCACTGGAAAGCCCGCTGGAACTATAATCACCGGGAATAAGTCCGCCGAGAAAAAAACTGTTATAGCAAATAAAGATAAAAAGGATGGTAAAAATAAGGGATTACCACCCCGTCAAAACACAGCTGCTGCTCCTGAAACTAAACAGGTAAGTAAGTCTTCAACTATGTTAGGAAAGTTTCGCAATAAAGCAGAAAAAGTAGGTGACTTTGTAGAAACTGCTGGCATGTTAGGACAAGGGGCAGTGAATGGGCTTAAATTGGTCTGGGATGGAGCCAAAAATGTATTTGGCGGCGGCGGTGCCAGCGGCATCGTATCCGGCGGCGCGGCGAGCACTGTTAAGGCCGGTGCAGGTTCAGATGCAATAAAACAGGCAGCAGATGGAAGTATTCGAGCTAGCGTAGCAAAAAATGCCGGCAAAAGTGGCCTAGGCTCCGGCTTAATGAAGGGGCTTGGCAAACGCGCCCTTGGCCCGTTGAGTTATATAGCCGATGCAACCGCAATCGCTACCGCTAAGCCTGGGAAGGAACGAAACCAAGCGATAGGCTCTACCGTTGGCGGCGGCATCGGAAGCACAATTGGCGGTCTTGTTGGCTCCGTGATCCCGGTTGCAGGTACCATGATCGGCTCAACGCTCGGCGGCACCGTAGGAAGCTATATTGGCGAGAAGGTGGGCGGCGCCATTACCGGTATCGGTGATAAATTCAACGAGGCTAAGGAGACGGTGTCGAAATGGTTCTCCAACACGTTTTCCTTTGGGAAAAAAGACAAGGAAGCTGCTCGACCGAAGGAACCCCCTTCGAGTGCAGCTGCCCTTCCGGCTCCCATTATCCCGAAACCAGCGCCGGCTGAATTCAGTAAGCCGCTGCTGCCGAATCCAACATTGAACCCGACATACGGTCCATATATGCCGCCTAGCCATGCTACAAGCATGAGTACTATTGGGCCACCCGCGAGTGCAGCGCAAAACCAAGCTTTTGCAGGGAAGCCGACGTCCCCGCAATCCGTTCAGATCAGCCCGGAGCAGATGAGCACGATATCCGGCCTGCTGATGGATTTCAAAACGGAGACAACCGTGAATTACAATCTACCTTCAGGCGCGGTACAGGTAACGGTGCACGAGGAGCACCCGATCGATGTGGAAGGATTGATTCTTCTGATCGGGCAGCGGCTGAGAGGCGAATTCAGCAAAGCAGCCCAGAACCGGAAGCCGACTCCGATGGCCTATTGAAGATGATGCGGTTCGAAGGCATCCATACAGAAAGGAGGGGCCCCAGGTGGAGTTTATTTTGAAGAACGGCAAAGGCATGACATTCCGATTCCCGGTCAATCCCGAGGAGGTAACCATTTCAAGGCAAAAGGGACTGGAAACGGCCACGATTCTCAACTATGGAGAGTTTGATTTTCCGCAAGGGAATCGGATTAAGGAGATATCGTTCTCTTCCTTTTTCCCGCAAGAGTATGATGCAGCTTTTTGTAAAGGCCATGAGAGAGATCATATCAAACCGCAAACCGCGATGAACAAACTCAATGAGTTTCTGGCGTATAAGACTCCTCTGCAATTTGTCATTACCAAGATGGCGGTGAACGTGCCGGTGTACGTCGCCTCCCATCAGTCCACGTTCCGGGGCGGAGAGGTTGGGGATGTGTATTTTGACATCACGCTCCGGATATGGAGCGACATGAAGGTGGCCAAAACGGCAGGCAGCAGCGGGGCAGCAGGAACCAATAAAAAGCCCCGGGCCGACATGAAGGAAAAGAACAAGACGTACACCGTGAAGTCAGGGGACTCACTCTCCAAAATCGCCAAGCTGGAGCTCGGGGACAGCTCGAAATGGAACCAGATCTACAAGTTGAACCAGAAGACGATCGGCAAAGACCCGAACGCCATCAAACCCGGGCAGAAGCTGGTGCTGTTATGAGTTACAAGGTGATTTTGCAGGATCAATACGATCTGTCTCCCTTGGTGGAAGCTATCAACCTGCGGGATTCGCTTGAACAAGTCGCTTACCAGGGAACCGTCAATCTGGTCGTCACGCCGGATATGCCGCCGATTTCGCCGGGAATGGCGATCCGGATCAGCGGGATTCCATACGGCAAAAAAGATTATGTCCCCCTACTGCACCCGGCTGTCGTGTGGGAAGTGGAAACCTCCAATAATGGGGTGAAGCGGATGACCCTCACGCTGTACGATCGGACGGTATATCTGGACAAGTCGGAGGATGAATATCTGTTCCCGGCGAAGCAGACCGCCACCCAGCGGTTCAAAAAGTACGCGGCGGACTGGAACCTGAAAATTGCGGTTTTGCCCGATACCGAGAAGCAGCTGGGGCGTTCCGTTTACCGGGCGCAGTCGATCTACGCGAGCATGTTCGCTGATCTGCGGGAGACGGCCAAAGCCGGCGGCAAGCTGTATCATCCGCGGATGATCTCTTCAGGGCTTGAGCTGTATGAGTTGGGAACGAACAAAGAAGTCTATATCTTGGAGGCTATCACGGATACCACGCAATCGCGGACGTTGGAGGGCGCGGCGACCAAGGTCAAGGTGCTGGCGACAGCCGCCAGCGAGACCGGGCAAGAGGTTCCTTCCAAGGTAATGGCCATCGAGGAGAAGGATATCGCCAAATACGGCCAACTCCAAGCGATCATTCAGGATGATGAAGTGAAGTCGCCTGCGGCTGCCCGCCAGCTAGCACGGAGCAAACTGAGGGGAATCCGGGAGACCATCTCCCTTAATGCACCCGATATCAATACGATCCGTGCAGGTGATGCGGTCATGCTGGGCTCGATGAAGCTGCTCGTGATTTCTGTCAGCCGTGAGCTGGGAAACCCCGGGAGCATGATGCTGGAGCTGGGGAGTTATGACGATGTAAAAAGGAGGTTTTACCTTGAATAAAGACCCCTATGGACAATTGGCGTCCTCCTTATATGCCTCATTGAACAAGCAAACCCGTCAAGCCATGGGCGGCGTAGGGGCCGTTCTCGGCACGATAACCTCGACGGGACTTAAGCTGGATGATTTTAAGCATGAGCTGCAGGATTATATGGTAGCAGAGCTGCCAGGAATGCTGTCCTTGCCCCGTTATACGGCTGCTGGTACCGCCACTTTGGGAGGACAGCCGCAGGAAATGACATTTGATGTGGAAGAAAATGAAGTCGAAGATACCCTTTTTGAGCTAGGGAAAGGCTTGAAACCGGGGGACCGCGTGCTGGCCGTTCGGGTCAACAGCGGCAATGACGTGGTCGTTGTGTGTAAGGTGGTGAGCAGCGGTGGCTAATTTGTTTCCGGAGAACGAGGACATGGTTTGGACGGATGCCACGGATCCGGAGGTACTGGAGGGTGAAGGAGCTGTTTTTGGACGGAGCTGGCGGTATGATTTTGATGCCGGTGAGTTCGTGATGACTCCCACCCGGAAGATTCCGGTTGCGGACGACAAGGAAGCCTGGGTCATCTGGTGCGAAAAAGCGATTCGTACGCCGCGATACCGCCATTTGATCTATACGCGCGATTATGGCAGCGAGCTGGAGGAACTGGTCGGCAAAGGCTATGACCGATCTCTGCAAGAGAGCGAGATTCAACGCATGGTGACCGAGACGCTGCTGGCGGACGCACGAACGGAGAGTGTGGATCAGTTTCTTTTTGAATGGGAAGGAGAAGCCTGCCGTTTCAACTGCCGCATTACGAGCGTCCGGGATGAGACGGAAATCATAGAAAGCGTGGTGATCTGATGGCAGATTTGCCGTTATATTTGTTGGATCAGACGGAAGAGAACATTATGAACCGCATGCTGAACAAAGTGCCTTCGGACATCGACAAGTCGGAGGGCTCTTTTATTTGGGATGCGCAGGCGCCGGTTGCCTTTATGCTGTCTGAGGCTGCCTTGTGGGCGCAGGAGCTGCTGCGTCGTGGCTTTGCGAGCACCGTAGCAAGCGATCATCCCGATATCCGGTCTGCCGAACTCGATCTGAGGACGGCAGAGCATGGGATTACCCGGCGTGAAGCGGTCGCATCGTCCGGCAGTGTTGTGTTTACGGGGAAGCCGGGGACGACCGTGCCTGCCGGAACCTATGTCGCTACGCCAGCAGATGAGGGCTCCGGGGAATCCTCCGTGGAGTATGTGACAACATCAGGCGTTATGCTGAGTGATTTGGGTACCGGTTCGGCGCCAATCCGAGCTGTCATGCCGGGCAGCAGCGGCAATGTTCCTGCAGGCGTCATTCAGCTTATGATGACGTCAGTCAGCGGTGTAACATCGGTTACGAACCCGGAACCGACGCGGAGCGGGACGGATACCGAAAGCGATCAGTCGCTTCTGGAGCGTTTTTACGCCAAAGTCCGAAGTCAGGGAACGAGCGGCAACAAAGCGCAGTACATGCAGTGGGCCAATGAGATTGCCGGCGTTGGCGGCGTGGAAGTGGCGCCGTTGTGGAAAGGGCCCGGCACCGTTGGGCTGTATCTACTGGATACGGACAAGCGTGCGGCAAGCCCGGATATCGTGGATGCCGTTCAGCAGCACATTGACCCGTCCCAGGATGGACAGGGAGAAGGCGTTGCTCCGGCGGGCCCCGTTATTACCGTGATGCCCGCGGCGGAAGTTCCAATTAATATCTCCGTCAAAGTGCAGCGTACGCAGGAGCAGCCTTCGACGATGGACGAAATTCGGAAGCTGATCGAGGATGGCGTTCGGACGTATTTACAGCAGATTGCTTTTAATAGGAAAGATCCGTTGGTAAGATACACTCGTATTGCCGCCGTACTGCTGGATATCCCGATTATCGTCGACTACTCGGATTTGACGATTAACGGCCACACCGAGCAGCAAAACATCGAAATTGGCTCCGGTCAGGTCGCGGTGCTGGGGACGGTGAACGTAAGTGAATAATGTCCGAATGAACAGCTTGCGCGGACGCGAGCTGTTTTCTTATCTTCCGGCTTATTACGAGACCTCCCGCGTCATGCAAGCCGATATGGATGCCAAGGGCAGCGAGCTGGACGCGCTTTATCAAGCGCTGAACTCGGCAGCAGACCAGTTCTTTGTCCGTACAGCGACCTGGGGCCTGGAGCGCTGGGAGATGGAGCTTGGCATTCCCACCGACCGGAACAAGCCGATCGAGCAGCGGCGGGCGGTGCTGGAGTCCAAGCTGCGTGGAGCGGGAACCTTCTCGGGTGCGCTCGTGAAAAATGTGGTGGAAGCTTATGACGGCGGCACGGTCGAGGTATCCTTCCAGCCCGAGGAATGGGGCTTCACGGTTAAATTCGTGGATACGCTCGGCATCCCTCCGAATTTGGAGGATTTGAAGTCTGCGATCGAGGAGATCAAGCCGGCGCATCTGGCGGTGGCGTATGCGTTCAACTACTTGTTGATACGCGATATTCATGACGTGATGACTTTGGGCGAGCTTGGGCAGACGCCGTTAAACAAATTTGCAGGAGGTGTTTGAGTTGTCCAGTAACACACCGAATTTAGGACTATTAAAGAAAGACCCTATGGTGGATGGCAATGAAACCTTTAACATCGAGACGATGCTGAATGAGAATTGGGATAAGATTGATGAGGCTGTGGGGCAGGTCCGGGAGGATCTCGATAATGTGACAGTGACGGTACCGGATGCCTCGTTAATAACAAAGGGTATCACTCAGCTATCAAATGCAACAAACAGCACATCTGAGTCTATGGCAGCTACACCTAAGGCAGTTAAGGATGCCTATGATCGAGGAAGTGTAGGCATAACGGCAGCGGCGGCGGCACAGACCAAGGCAGATGCGGCAGAAACACCAGTAGGTTCGCAGGCGAAGGCGAATGCTGCGGAGACGAATGCGAAAACTTATGCAGAGAATTATACTAAGCAGAATTCGGCCATTGCAGCATGGTCGGCTGGGTATAGATCGGCCAAACATCTGTCGAGTGGTACAGACCTGAATACAGTCTATGACACGGGATTTTATGATGGCTATGGTCTGGGTAACGCCCCTAGCAGTAGTGATTGGTATTTCTATCAGATGATTTCCCACAGTTCAGGACCCACAACTTGGAGGACGCAAATCGCATACAGCTTTAATGATGCCAATTCGACTTTCAGACGTACGCAAACAAACGGAAATTGGTCGCCGTGGATGCGGATAGGTGAGAATCTCATCGATGCCCAGACTATGGATGTCAGCATACAGGTACCAGGACAATACCCAACCATCCAGGCGGCAATTGACTCCCTAAAAAAGGTCAACTTCGGCACTAGAATCATTGAAGTAGCGGCAAATCACATCGAGAGTGGTAATGTAGAGATTAGGGGGTTCATCGGCGGTGCTATCAGCATTTCAACCCTCTGGACGGGGGATGCAAATGCGAGATTCCGCATAAACGGGAATATAAATGTCGTCAACTCAACATGTACGGTGAATCTCTCTAAAATAACCCTCAACACCGCTGGTGCCTTCATCAACTGCCAAGCAAATGTCGAACTATACTGTTTTGATATTTACAAGTCAGTTGGTGGTAATGGCATCTGGGCGGGCAAATGTACAGCCATTATAATTGGAGGTAACATATCCAACTGCACGGGTTCGGCGATCTCCGTGTTTAACAGTGGCCGATGCACAATCAGGGGCGTTACTGGGTCCAACAACAGCATCGGTATCGATTGCACGTCGGGTATTGTTCACATCGGTGGCGGGTTCTCTCTGACAGCCAGTACGTTATTTTCCACATCAGACGGCGGTAGGGTATTCCAAGGTAGAGCTTAATGAAAGGAGATGATTAGGTTGGCTACAGCTTACATTATTAATCAAGAGTCCAGGGTGGTAGTGGTTATTCCAGATGTGGAGAAGATAGAGGGCAACACTGTTTGTGGAAAAAATGCCTCAGCCTCGGGGATTGACCTCAACCAAACAAAAATTATCGTCATCGAGACATCCTTGGATATTAAACGTGGTGATACATTCCCAGATGAATATGAGGATATAAGTGAACAATTCAGGAAGTTAAGCAAGGATGACCAGATCGATGAAATGAACACAACGATCGGAGCACTCTTGTTAGAGAACGCTAATCACAGGGCTATGTTAACATCTCTCGAAGATAATGTAGGGGGGCTCTACTATTTGAAATAGCTGAGTTTAAAGGAGGAGCTATATAAAATGTGGTATCCAACAATTAAACAGTATTATGATAACGGTCACCGGTCGTACACAGACGAAAACCTGAAGACGTTTGTGGTGGCCAAGATGATCTCACCAGAAGAATATAAACAAATCACCGGAATTGAATATGTATCGTAGTGCGCCGCAAGGCGTATTTTTTATGCCCCTGGGTGGTCCTCCGGGGGCTCTTTTAATGCTCAGTGAGTTGGTGGGAAGAAGGATAGACTGGACAGTGCTTACAGTGATCATTTCTGTAATAGCAGCTTTCAACGGCATTCCACTGGGTCGGTATGGGAAGACAAAATCCTTCAAAGATGAGGTAGCTAGAGAAGCTACAACTGATGCATATTTATACACAGATGTATCTTACATCAAGCGCGGTATTGATGATATTGAAGTGGATGTCCGTATTCAAGGACAGCGAATGGAATGGTTGACAGAACGTTTGACTCGAGTTGAAGAATCCGCAAAACAAGCGTACAAGTGAATAGATGAATTGAAAGAATAGGATAGGAAATGAATATGGATTGGCATATGATTTTTGAATTGATTGATCCAAGGCTGCTAGCGGTGGTTGCTGTATGCTGGGTTATTGGGTTCGTTCTTTAACATACGCCGTCTATACCTGATTGGAGCATCGTGTACATCGTGGTTATAGTTGCCGTTATTTTGACCGTCAGCTTGCTTGGCTGCTCGATTGAATACGTAATACAAGGGATCTTGTGCGGGTCCTTTGCAGTGTTTGGGCATCAGGCAGTCAAGCAGGCTAAGAATGGGGCATGCGAATGATCTACTGTAATGACCATATACCCCAAGCAACGCCTTGTAACCGTCGCCCTGGGCTTGCAATGTCACCATCAATAATAACCATTCCCTGACACGATACCCAAAATAAACAGCCCAAACTATAATTGCGATCCCTAACCCCCTATAACCAATAGTTAGTTCCAGATTTTGGTTTGCGATGACTGCCGATCTTGGCGAGAATGCCGGCGGCGTAAACTCGGTCGATCCCAGAAACGGAGCGTAAGCACATGGCGCCAGGTATGCCTTCGAGAATGCGCTCGATCGCTTTGTCTAATTCCTTGAGCTGAGCTTATATACTCCCGATCGCTTGAATGGACGTTCCAAGCATAAGGTTCAGAAAAGCTCTCAAAAGAAATACTCTGCGAGGAGGAAGAATTATGTATGAGCACATCGGTCAGTTGTTTAAGATGCTGGTGGCGGGGACGGGGGCCGTGACAGGGTACGTCTGGGGCGGATGGTCGCTGCCGCTGCATCTGCTGTTGTGGTTCGTGGTGATCGATTGGTTGACCGGATGGGGCGCGGCCTGGATGAACGGCGAGCTGCGCAGCCGTATGGGTTATACTGGAATCGCACGCAAAATGACCATTTTTCTCATCATCGCCCTGATGCATCTGGTAGATCGGGTGCTGGGAGAGATGAATTATTTTCAGAATACGGTGATCTTCTTCTATCTCGCGAATGAGCTGCTGTCTATTATTGAGAACGTAGGAAGAATGGGGGTACCGATCCCCCAGTCCCTGCGTAATGTGGTACAGGTATTCCAGATCAAATCCGAAGAAGGGGATAAGCCAACCGCACGAAAGGAGGAGAAAAAGGATGAAGCCCTCTGAATTTATAGCCAAGCTGGCACCTATTGCTGCACAGGACATGCGTCGGTACGGGGTACCCGCTTCGCTTACGCTTGCCCAGGCAATCCTGGAATCCAACTGGGGAACGAGCGGCCTGACGCAAAAGGCGAACAATCTGTTCGGCATTAAAGGAACCGGCCCAGCGGGCAGCGAGACCATGCAGACAACGGAATACCGGGGACAGACGCCCTATACGACCCAAGCTTCATTTCGAAAATACAACCATTGGCATGAATCGGTTGCCGATCATACCTGGCTGATTCTGAACGGTACGCGTGACAAGCCGCAGCGCTACCATGGCGTGTTATGGGCGAATTATAAAACGGCGGCAACGGAGATTTGGAGAGGTGGCTATGCCACAGACCCCAATTATCCCAAAAAGCTCATTTCCATCATAGAGCAGCATTCGCTCCATCAATATGATGTGCCTAGTCCGGAGGAGGAGGAACGCATGAAAATCGAACAATTAACGGCAGAACTGCAAAAAACACAGGACCAAGTTCGGCAGCTTAACGAGCAATATGCCTCGGCAATGAAACTGCTAACCGAGCAGGGCAATGCCATCAAGCAGATGAATGCCAGGCTTAAGGCGGCGGAGGCGGAGAAGCCTGCGAAGGTTCCGTCTTGGGCGGAACCGGCGGTACAAGCTGCAAAACAGGCAGGAGTACTTCATGACCCTGAGGGCAGCTTCGATTTTTACCGGATCATGACCGTGCTTTATCGTCTGGGGATTATCCATAAAGAGAGTAAGTGA